ACCGAATTGGTGTAATCACAAAACAACAACAAGAAGATCTTCTTAATCAAATCCAGTACGATAGAAGAATTGCTGAAACCACTTCTACTGAAACAAAGACAGCTGAGCAGATTCCTTCTGAAGGTATTTCTGTTGAAGCATTAGAACCACTTAATGATGCATTCTCGACTTTAACTAATTCTATTCTGAATTTGATTGATCTAATCTCTAATCAATCTAATACTCCTGGTGGATTGACTTCAGGTGGTCTGAGTAAAGGCAAAGGTGTAAACGCACCAGCAGCAGGTAAAAGTAAGCCACGTTCTAACTTTAAAGACAGATTAAATGCTTCTAAGAAAGTAAAGGCACCTGGATTCACCAGACCATCTGGCAGAAATATGACACCTGCTGAGCGGCATGGGGGTAAAGAAAATATCCCTAAAATGCGCCGCCCAAGTATCACTAGTGATAAACCTGATCTAAAACCTAAATTTTCCGATTTAGATAAACTCAGTTTAGCTGGTAACGGTTTGGCCGGCCTTGGATTAGTCGGAGCAATAGGTGATGCTGCACTCAGTTCTAAAGGTAAAGCACCAGGAGAAACACCTCCTAACCTAGATAAGATTACAAAGCAAATTGCAATACCTATTCTTAATGATGCTTATCCTACTTCTAAGCTACCTGAAATAGTCATTTCAAATGGTTCTCCAGATACAGCAATTAATAAAATTCTATCTGGAGATCTAAAAAATTCCGGTGTCGATTTATTGACAACTAATGCATTGACAGGTTTACAGCCTTTAATTGATACTATCTCACATGATGTATACCCTAAGATTTACAATGGTCTAACACCAGATTCAGATCCTTTTATCAATAATAGATTACCTCTCATTAAAGATTCAATAAAGTCTTTAGTTCGTAGCATGTTGATGTCACGAATAAAGAAAATACCATCAGATAAACCTGAACGTGTCACTAAACAAACTGATAACCCTAAAGCTGCGGCTACACAAACTGCGGCGGGAACTCCAGCATCTACTTCAGCATCTAAGGGTACTTCAGGAACCGCTGCATCTTCATCTACTCCAGCATCTAAGGTTACTTCAGGAACCGCTGCACCTGCTGGTTCACAAATGAGTTCACCACCTGCTGGTACTCTTCAGCAACCAAAAGCTTCCTCTGGTGCCGCTATTGCCGCATCTACACAAGAAGTAAACAATATGGATTCTTCTAGCTATTCAATGAATTCTTATGCACCTATGATGCCTGCTGCTACTGCAACTACAAGATCTGGTGCTACTGGTATGGGCAATGTAAGAGATCCTAACTTCTACAACATCCCTGCTTCAATTCTTGAGACACTATAATGAATATCTATGATTCACTTAATTCAGAAGTTGTCAACTCAATTGTTGCTAGATGGCTATCTGACAACAATCAGAAGGTTATCCATAAGAAGCATGAATCAATCTCTCCTACTTCAATAGTAAAGATTTCAAATTCATTTACTCGCTTTGAAAATTCATTAAATTCTATTTTCACTAATATCGAAAATACTTCTACTCTACAGACATTTAAAGCAGATGCAAAACGAAGAGTTGATGCTGAAAATAGATTAGAAGCTAAAAAGTCTTCTAATACTTCTGCTTCAATAGCAAATGTCGGTTCGATACTTAAGACTACTGCTGCATTAAATGAAGCCATTAAACAACTTGGTATTGCTATTCAGAATAACCCACCTGGAGCTTGTGGTAATAATCAACTATTTGATTTACTGGATGCTTTAGAGGAAGAAGGTGGAGAAGCAGTAGAAGAAGGTGGAAAGTCGATAGGGAAAGCGGGATTTCTAAGTAAATATGGTGGTAGATTATTAGGAGCAGTTGGTGGGCTAATTGATTTTGCAAATAGGCAAAGTAAAGGACAGACATTAATTCAATCTACCGTAGGCGCTGGTGCAGATTTTGCTGGTGCTACTTACGGTGCAGAAGCAGGTGGAACTCTTGGTGCTGAAATAGGAGGTTCGATTGGTGCATTATTTGGTGGTGTTGGTGCTGTACCAGGCGCTGCTATTGGTGGCGCTATCGGATTTGTAGGTGGTGGTTTTGCAGGATATGAAGGTGCCAAATTTACTGCTGATACTATTACTGGTGCTAGAGCCGTTGGTGGTCCAGTTAAACAGAATAAGACTTATCTAGTTGGTGAAAACGGACCAGAATTATTCACAGCAGAAACTACTGGTAAGATTATACCTTTAAGCAATAAAGAATCTGTAATTAAGTATAATATCATTAAAGTAGTTGCTAATCCGCAAAAACAAAATGAATCTACTGAAACATTCAGAAACATACTTGTTAATGATTCTAATCAGATCAAAACAAATACATTGATGTCTTTAAAGAATTCATCTGACATTACTCCTGAGCCAGGAAGTTATTCATTTAACTTGGCTAATGTTATCAGTGATACAATATCAAGACTTAAAAACTTTGCAGGTTCAATCTTCGGTGGAAGTTCTGGCGGAGGTGGTGGAGTGCAAGGTGCTGGATCAACTGACAATGCATTAAAAGCCATCAATTTCTTTAAAAGTAAAGGTTGGTCTAGTGAACAAGCAGCAGGTATTGTTGGTAATCTTCAACAAGAATCTGGTCCAAACTTAAATCCAACTGCTCAGAATTCAATTGGGATGTATGGCATTGCTCAATGGGATAAAATAAGAAGAGCAGAATTTGAGAAGCTATATAAAAAGCCAATTTATGGATCATCATTTGAAGAACAATTAGAATACATTCAGTATGAATTAACTCAAGGTGCTCGTAAAAACGCAGGCGAAGCACTTAAAAATGCTAAATCACCTGAGGATGCGGCCAATATTGTAAATAGATTATATGAAGGTGCTGCTGGTCAGAATGATGATAAGCGAGTAGCTAATGCTATAACACTATTGAATGGATTAACCTTGGTTCAAGGTGGACCTAATTCTGGATTTACCGGAGGTGTTGGTGTAATATCTTCTGCTTACGGTAAGCAAAGAGCAAACGGAGAAATACATCCAGGTATTGATATTGCTGCACCAATGGGAACACCAATTAGAGCACCTTTTGCTGGTACTATTAAACGAGCAGGATCTGCAAGTGGCTTTGGTAATTTGATTGTATTAGATCATGGAGATGGAACTGAATCTTGGTATGGACACGTAAGTGCTTTTGCTTCAGGACTAAGACAAGGTACTAAAGTTTCAGCTGGTGATGTTATTGGTAACGTAGGGAAGGAAGGAAGATCAACCGGGCCTCATCTTCATTTGGAATTAAGAAGAGGTGACCAAAGATTAGATCCAACTCAGTTGTATTCTACACATACTTGGATGGTTGGGGGTGAAAAGCTACAACCTAAAGTTATAAAGCCTAAACAAGTACCGCCAGCACAAACTCAGCCTGCAATGTCACCATGGGGAACACCAGTTTCAACCAAGCTTCAAGCACCAAATAAACAAATTCCTGGTGACCCAAGACCTAAGTATTATGCAGCACTTGCACCTCAAGCTTACTAAAAAGGGGAGCCGAAGCTCCCCTAGTTAATTCAATCTTCTTCCGTAAGGTTGCGGAAAAATGCCAAATCGTCATCCTCATCTTCGTCAACGGATGCTTCCGCAAACTTTGGAGCAGGAGTAGACTTAGGTTCCCAAGCTGGAGCTTCCTCAACTGGAGCATTACGTGCAGGAGTAGGTGAAGTAGTTCTACCTAGAGCACGGTCAAGACGAGCCTTGAGTTCATCATAGGTCTTGAAGTTCTTACGATCTAGAAGAGCCTGAAGCGAATGTTGCTTCTTATAGATTGCTTCTAGTTCATCATCGTTATCACTTAGAGGACCAGCTGAATCAAATTCAGACTTATCATAGTTTGGATAACCTTCCACTTTACGGATCTTCAACTTGAAGTTAGCACCAGTCCAGAAGTCAAATGGATTTACTGGTGCTTCATCCTCAAATGAAGGATTCATCAGATCGTTGAGCTTGTCAAAGATCTTCTTACCATACTTGAAGAGGAAAACCTTACCTTCGTTTTCAGGATTGGCAGGATCCTTTACGATATAGACATTGGAGTAGTAAGAGAGGCGGCGCTTCTGCTTACGAGCAATTTCCTTGTCGGCATCGCTACCTGAATTCCAGAGCTGTGAGTTGAGTTCACCAAGAGGATCAGTTTCACCAAATGTTGTGAGTGACTTTTCAATGTACCAACCACCTGGGCCTTGGAAACCATGGTCCCAAATACGAACGAATGGGACATCCTCACCATTTGGTGCTGGAAGAAAACGAATAACTGCATAGCCATTGCCAGCTTTATCTGTGGCAGGCTTCCAGAGATTTTCAATATCTCCGTTGTTATTGCTATTGGAGTTGAGCTTATTTAGCTCCTTGTTGAGCTTTTCAAAGTTTGAGCTCGAATTGCGCTTAAGATCGGCAAATGACATAGTATTTCCTTTATGTTACGATGTATAGTTGTTTACGAATTATTCCACATTGTCATACTGACATAGTATATATACAAGATTTTCAGATCTCAAACGTTGAGTGCAAAATATTTTTGCATTTTTCTACATCAAATTCTACAAACGGCTTGTACTTTTCAATCTTAGTGCAAAGATCAGGCCATAGAACTGTATCTGTTATCTCTTTATTCCAATATGGAAAGAAGTTGACTAGGTTATTTAGAATAACCATAGTCTCAATACTGACAATTCCTTGTCTGTATAGTTTAAGTAAGTATGGATGTTGTCCATCTTTTACAATTAGATTATCTTGAAACTCAGGTTCGAGTTTATTCAGGTCAAGTTGAAAGTTGTAAGTCAGAGACTGTTGTCGTTTTAGCCAATCCGCATAAGTAGATTCAGCATCATCACCAAGCAAATCGCCAATCCATTTAACATCACGATTGATGAAATTGGCTACTAAATAACGCTCGGGATCCTTGACTTTTGATAATTTATGGAACTGGTACTTATCACGACGAGTCTCAAATGAACTTTGTCCAACATTGACCTTACCGTTATATTTGAAATAGTCATATCCTTTCTGGCTGAAATGGTTCTTCATAGCCAGATAAGTACGATATGCATCAAAAGCAGTAAATGTCATATCACACCTCAGATAGTATAAAGTTCTTTAATAGCTTCCAATAGAGTTCCGAAAGTATCAGGTAACATTGCAAATTGAGCTACAATATCATCATTCTTATCTTCGATTTGAATTCCAATACTTTCAAACTTTTGATTATCTTCTGTGATAATATTACCAAACGCTACTGTGACTTTACCACCATTTGGTGTGGTTTTCACTACATCACGAATGCCAACAAATTCTTTACTTTGCATCATTTCACCATATTTAAAATAGTACCTAAAGCGAAGCAAAAACTTCCCAGTAGGTAAAGCCAATTACTCATCTTCAAAAATCCACTCACCGTTCTCGTCGGTATAGCCATATTCAGCTAACAGTTGTGCGGCCTCTTCTGGATCACCACCTTCAATCATTCCATAGATTGCATAAGCAAGTCTGTTTGCTTTTTCTTCTTGTGCACTTACATAAGCTAGTGCAATGTTTAGCATATCTTTATCCATCAGAATGGCAACTTTGCACGCTTTGGAAGATAGTTTAGAGCTTCAGCTTCAGATTGCAGCCTCGACTTAATCTTTGCATTTGATTTAATCATCGAGGCTGCGGTTTCGATTTCGAGGTTATGTTTCTCACAATAGTAGACTACGGCATCCATCATATCCAGATTATATTGCTTCGATAAAGTATCAAGCTCTAAAATAAACTTTTCAGTGGTCAAACCGTTATTCACTACTACTTCATTATCAATCATATTTTATCCTCTATAAAAATTATGGCTACCTATCATTACAATAAGATTTGATCTATTCACTCTAGGTTTGTCAAATTTTGCACGATAGTATAATGCACCTCTAGTAATGTCTCGCATATTCGATGAATATACTTGTCTTGCTAATTGAAGTGCTCGTTGATATAAAGCAGGTTCTCTAATCTGCTTATTACGCTGACAGACCCAAGAGAACTGGCACACTTTATGAGTTTTTTGTGTAATCACACCACAAGGTGTAGTTGGGAATTTACCAGATTTCATTCTGTTTATGACCACATTGCTTACCGCAAGCATCCCTTGGTCACCTTCACCACGTGCTTCGTGGTACATATTTTGAGCTAGGCAAATAACCTGCTTATTTGATTCAGCATGTGCTGGAGTAGTAATTAATGTTGCAACAAACAGAGTTGCTATAAATTTTAATATCTTTAACATAAGTCATCTCATCATTCTAATGACTAGACAACTTGGTTGTGATATGAAGACTAACACGTACTCAAATGTGGAGTCTTCTATATCCATTCCCCTCTTACCTAGGAATGCTGGTCATTAGTGTTTTCGTCGGTGAATAGTCCAAGAACTATTCGCTTTCTTAGCCACATAAGGACTTGAAGCTTCGTAAGAGTAAAATGAAGTCAAGAAGACCCCATTAAAGAAAGTATTTATACTTCCTATATTACCTTATATTACATCATTAGAATAATGTCAACCAATAGTTTCTTGGTCAAATAATGGCTTGTCTGGATATTGATTAGTTTTGACATCAGGTCTAATGTTTGACCCATCCAATAGCTTGTCAGTATATTCAATTGCCGCTACAGCAAGTGCAGCAGTCTTAATCATCTGCTCACGGAAGTCATATAGAGTATCATCATTATAAGGTCTAAAACCACCTGGAAACCAACGAGTTGAATGATTAGCAATATAACCTACGAAATCCATAGGTGTATTTACTTGATCATCAGCATCAGTACCCCACTTTTTCTTCTGATATTCACGTTCATTTCGAATTTCAGTTAGGATAGATTCCATATTACTTCCTCATGTGAAAGATTCATAGCTGCGCCAACAGTTGCATAAGCAGCAGTTGACTTAGTTAAATCAGTATACATTGCAGTACGTTGTGCAACATTATTCAGATCGACATTGCGCATCTTTCCTGAACCTAGACCTGCCTGAGCTGTATATGTGGTGACATCAAAGTTTGCACCGAGGAAGATAACTTCCCATTCCTTCTTCTGAAGTTCAGCTACCTTAGCCTTAATCTTAGTCTGATTGTATTCACGTGACTGGTTTTCTTCACCGTCAGTTAGAATTACAACAACTGTGCGCTTTGAGTTACGCTCAAGTGCTAGATTCATAACATGTGCTGCCGCATCATATAGCGGTGTGCCACCTGCAGGAGACAGAACAGTATGCTTCAGAGGTTCAAAGTATGCAATGCTCTTATTGTCTGTAATAGTGTCAAGTCGTGTAGCAACACCAGATGCAGTATAATGTGAATCAAATGCAACAATAGTTACAGTACCTTCGATCTTCTCCTTCTGAAGACCCTTGATATATTCATTTAGTGATTCAATTGCATTTGTCCAACGTTCACCGCTCATTGAGCCAGAACGATCGAGTGCAACAAAAACTGATAGATTATTTGACATTTACTTTCCTTTCATCTTCAAGAATCCACTGAGTTACTTCTTTCAGTGCAGATTCTGCTTTTTCTTTATCATATGGATACAGAGCAGGATCTAAAACTAGATTACTCTGTGGGGTAAATTCATTGCTTAATGCAGGATATTTCTTAACGTGGTCTGAGATACGATCATGGTAATACATGACACGATTTGTTCTAGATGCATATTCACGTTTAAATGCTTTGGTATATTTCTTCAATAAATACCAAAACGTTTTCATTTTATATGACATACAAACTCACAAGAAAAGGGAGACCCGAAGATCTCCCCTTAGGTTAGATTGAATAGCGATCAGACATTACTGCCTTCTTCATGATACCTTCTGGTGTGAAGCCTTCCATGTCGGCAGCCAAGACTGACTTCATGATCGAAGGAGAGAAACCAGAAACAAGGGCAACACCCTTTGTATCAAACTTGACTGGGACATTGTCCGCAGCATTCAAGTTCCAGAACACAACCTGAGGTACCTCATAGCCTGCATCCTTGTACTTGCGCTGAATCATCTGCATTGCAGAATCATCATAACGAGTACATGAGTCGAACTGCATGTCTGACATGATCAGAAGAACCTGAGGCATGTCCTTATGAGGAACATTATTCTCCTTAGCGACACGAAGAATTTCTTCGAATGCACCATGAAGATTGGTTGACATTTCCCAATTGGAACGATTCATCTGAGTGATCTTCTGAGACAGAGTACCCTTCAGGTGAACGAACTTTGGCTTGGAAGAGAAGGTCAAGAATAGATCCTTGAAGGGACCAGTATTTTTGTCGGAACAGTAAAGACCGAGCGATACCGCAACGTCAAGACATGACACACCAGACTTTGAGGAATATCCACCAGCTGGTTTTCCCATTGAGCCAGAAACGTCGACCAATGGAAGAACCATTGCATCACCGATAAAGTTTGGAAGAGCCTTCCACTGCTCATCAGCAAGATCAGAATCACCATAACGGACATTCTTAGTGATGTCGTATGGATATACGGCACCTGCATTGACCTTTACTGACTTGTCACCGCTCTTAAGCTTGGTCTTGAATTCAGTGAACTTGTCAGCTGCATTCTTACCGAAAGCCTTTGAGTAACGGCTCATTGCCAGTGATGGAACATGCGAGAAATTAATCTCTTCCCACTGCTTTGAACACATCTGAGTTTCAACAACCTTGGTTAGTTCAACCAGGCGCTTACGGTAGTACTTTGGGCTCCAACCGAACGACTCACGAAGTTCAACTGAAATTGGTCCCTTACGTGGCATCCACTTTGCGCAGAGACCATTACCAGAATCAAGTGCTTCCTTGATGAGACCGAAAGCCTTAGCCTTGATGTCACCATTGGTGAAGACTAGAAGATCATCCCAACGTCCGATCTCAGCAGTATTCTGCAGGATACGAGTTTCAAGTAGAACTTCTGGGTGAGCCTTTTCAAGATGCTTTAGCACCTGGCGATAAAGTTCACGTTCACCAGCACCACCACGAGCATCACGTGCCCACTGTGCAATACGTAGTGCGATGTCAGGATTTTCCTGGAAAGCCTTCTCAAACTGTGCGGTAATATCCTTACCACGAGAAGCTCCAATTTTGAAGAAAAGATCTGTGGTGTCGGAAAGAGTAGACTTGATAGCCTTCATTCCATTCCAAGTACGAGCTTCAACAGTTGTGTTTAGGACAGCATTCTTAAAAGACATATTCATTCTCCATTCTATACAGGTTAAATGTGGATTGTTTAGTTCCACGAGTTTCGCTACGTATGAGAGAATAGTAGCATCGGTTCGATAAACAGATTAAAGTGCTGAAATTAACCTTTAATCAACTGGATAGTTTTGCTCTTTCGATTATCAGTCGATATTGCAATTAGTTGCTGAAACTATCCAAAATTCAAAGTTGTGTTGAAACGATAAAGTCTCGAATTGTCGAAGGTGTTGTTGCCAATCCGGGGTAAGTTACTAACTTACCATCGATGTAAGTAGGTTCGTCACAACAATCACACAATTCTAGAATCTCGATATTTTTTTCAAGCTCTGCATTAGGAACATGCTTTGCTTTGTTCGTTTCCAGATTACGAATCTCTGTTACGGACTTACCACGAAGCCAAGAATAGTCAACTCCATTCACATTGATCAGTCGTGAACCTTTGCGTTTCTGTATCATGTGTATTTCCTTTTTATATCAACAGGTTGACTTTGTGCTTCACCGGGACCACCCGCACACCGAATCGAACGGTTCAGAGTCTTGTTTCAAAAAAGAATTAAGAGTATGCTGTAATCAACCTAAATTCAAATTATTTTTCTTGATATTCGCCGCATTCATATCGCTTGATAGACAACTCACGAGCAGGATACCGATCGCAATAAATTAGATCTAGATTATCCATAGCTCTTGCTTCATCAAAAGCTTTATCCCAGTCATCGATGTATGGTTCTGGATCTTTATAAGCATTTGGATTCCAGAAGTTTGCCCAAAACCCTTTACGGATAGGACGAGGATCTTCCTCCCATTCTTCAATACGAAGTTTTACTCGTTCTCGAATGGTGGAAAATTTACAAGTTTCACAAGTCATGTGAATGGGTTTCCTCATATTCGTCGAGCCATTCTTCATAACCTTGCCAGAATTCTTGTTCTTCTGTCATGTCACACCTCTGTTAAATAATGTCAACGACGAAAGTTAAGATTATAACCTGGCACAGTCACACCGGCTGGAGTAAGATTATCCAAAAGCCATTCAGGATAACACAGCCACTTATGACCAGGAGAATATGAATTCTCAACTTCCTCAAGAAGGATGGTCTTTCGGTTAATCTTAGCTACTCGACAAAGTGCAGCTACATGACCACCACGGCCTCGACCACCACAATAAAAAGAAATCTTATCATTAAGTGCAAACATGTAACACTCCATTCGGTATAGTTTAGTCTATACCATCTAGAGAAAAATGTCAATACTTACTTTTGAATCTTAAGCAAATTAAATGCCATAAGAACATCTCTGTGATCTGCGGCAATAGGATATACCGCAATCGAAGTAAATTCGCCATCCTTAAGATCCGGTTCAAAGAACTTTTCGTAACGATAGCCGAACTTCTTGAGTATCCTCTCAACAGCATTAAGAGCACCGAGATCACGAACACCAATCAGTGTGAAATGAGTCTCTTCTGGCATGATTTGCTCATTAGACTGGCAAGGTCTTAGACCCGAGCTTGTGTCAGTAGAGAATCGTTGAGAATATACCCCAAGCTGGAATGCAGCATGTGCAGTTTGAACGATCTGTTGTTCAGGACTGATGTCTTGACGGGTAAAAAAGTAAGCATAATATTTCATATCAAAGATTCCTTACAAAGGAAAGATTAATCAGATCAAGAACTTCTCTCATCTGATTAATTTCACTATCGGATAGTAGTTTATCCATTGGCACACCAAGAATATTACGGTGAACCATAACATATTTCTCCCCATCCCAAGAACGTCTTGGTTCATAGATAGGTGTCCACAGTGTAATGGCTTGATAAGGATACTGTCGGTGAGCACAAACTTTACCGGCAGTAAATGCCTTGGTGAGATAATATTTAAGTACTGAGACTTTGTCTTCTGACTTAGCTTTTACAGTTTTATAAATGCACAGAGCGATCATGTCTGCTGCTGTGAGATTCTTGGACTTAGCTTTTGCTTTAAATGTAGTAATAAAATCAGTCATAGTAGAATTCCTTTAGTTTAATAAGATTGTTGTTTGGTCTTATCAAACCTCTAGGAGGTCCTACCGCATCATACGGCTATCCGCCTACACCTTCATTTGTCATGTCAATTACTCCATATAATCATCGCCACAATGGCGATATTCTATTTATACCTAAAGTTGGCGCTTTGTGGGGGATTCGAACCCCCGCATGACAAGATTTTAGAGAT